GTGACATTTCCAGAAGTTACTGAAATTGTGTTGCTTGTAGAACTGATTGTCTTATTTGTAAGAGTCTGTGTTCCAGAAGTAGTTGCAACTGTTGAATCAATTGCTACTGTTACCGCTGAAGATCCATTATATGATGTTCCAGAAAGACCAGTTCCAATTGTCAATGCATTTGGATTTACAGCAGTAATCGTTGCAGAACCACCAAGCGAAATGTTAGATCCGTTTACAGTAACAGAAGAATTTGTCAAAGATGTATTAGCAATACTTGTCAGTGTGTTTGATGTACCTGATATTGTTTTATTGCTTAGTGTTTGTGTACCAGTTTCTGTTACATACCCAGTCAAAGATGGGATATCAGAAGTAAGGGCGATTGTTCCTGTTGCTGCTGGTAGCGTTAAAACACCCGCTGCTGTCGACGCTGCAACAATTTGTGTAGTACCAGTTGTTGAACCATTGATATTAAGACCACTTGCAATATACGGTGTTGTGATTGTAGGGCTTGTGCTTAAAACAACATTGCCTCCAGAACCTACATAAGAAGTGATCTGGTTTCCATTAACTCTAAGAACATTTCCTGTGCTTGCTGTATCAAATGTTTTATTTGTAAATGTATCTGTTGTAGCCTTACCAACAAGAGTATCTGTAGCATTTGGAAGTGTTACAGTAACATCTGTTGTAGGATCAACCACTAGAAGAGTCAACTCATGTGAGTCTGGTGTTGTACCTTCAAAAATAATTCTATCTGCGAACTCTGGTGTTGTTGACACTGCTGCACTAATTGTGCCAGATGCGTCATTATATGTAAATGTAATACCTGTGTAGGTACCATTTGTAAACATTGCTCCAGTTGTATCCTGAAGAAATTCTGTACTTGCTTCTGTAAGAACATTTGAGCCATTTACTGTAGCAGATGATCCTTCTACTACAAGCCCGTTCTTAATTCGGAAGGCTTTGTCGACTGTAGCCATTCTTTATCTCCTTGTGGGTCTATGCCTTCAAACCTGTGCGGTAGAACCGTACTGTTATCGGGCTGAGGGTTGGTGTCACCATCATGCTAATTGTACCAGAATTTAAACTAGCGGTGATATTACCTACATTATCACCAGTGTTGGCGACTGAGGCAAATTCTGTTATATTTTGATTTGTACCATCAAACACTATATTAATTTCAGTGCTTCTATATGATGAACTAGCAGCATGTGATAGTTGAATCATGTATTTTACTGTTCTCCAGGTAGATGTGTCTATTGTGTCAAATACCGTGGCTGTTTCAATACCGTTGATTGTTGTGCCATTATTGCCATCTCCGCCAAGAGCATCTGCTCTAAATGAAGTGGTATCAATAAGGTCTGAGTAATCCTGCCCAGTAGGTCTGTCACCTGTCTCAAATCTTGCTTTTAATTGGTTAATGGGTAAAATTGCCATATTGTGATTATATCATAAAATGTAGTTATTTAAACCAATGATGGCTAAACCAATGGGGGGCACATTTCCTGGCGTATATGATGGAACCGTTATATTTGTAACCTTTATTTTAAAGGGCACTTTATAGATTACTTTTGCAAGGCGACTACAATCGTCCTGTATAACAGTTGCTGTAGCCATTAGTCCGTAATATCTTCAATCATTTTTATTTTACCCTGTAAAACTGTCCAAACAATAATATTTGAAGTTGTAGCCATTTGAATATCATATTCATCATTAGTTTCTAAAATCTCAGTTTCATCAGATGCTAGACTTACAGTAAATTCTCCTGGACCATCATCTTCGTCTGCTTCTGGAAAAATTTCTAAAACAACACTAGTAGTTGATGGTCTATAAAAATCCATTTTAATTGACCAATCATCAATTACCAATGGTTGTCCAGCGTCGTCTTGTACATACATTTTAAATGATGCTGTATCGCCTCTTACTATAGTCCAAATTGATTGCGGTGGTGCTGAACCTATAGCAACATCTTTTTGACTTCTATACTGTGCCATTATGCTAAACCTGCTTTCATTGAACCCCATGTGCCATTGCCCTTAAATGCACCAACTAAAATAGTTCCATTAATATTTGCTTTTGAAACAATTCCAACTACACCAGAATTTGTTGTAGCAGTAATTGGTTGTACTGCTGTAAGACCTCCAGAAGATCCTACATATAGTCTATTTCCAACGGCATAAGTAGAAGTATCAACTCCTGTAAATACACCAGAAATAACTACTACTCCATCACTACCATTTCCAATTGCAGATTGTGCTAATCCTATTACAGGAAATGTTGTTAAATCACTTGCTTGTGATTTTGTAATTTCTGGTTTACCACTTGTAGAATTATATGAAGAAATATAAACTGGATCTGCTTTATTTATTGTTACGCCACTATCATTTGTAACCTCAATAGTGTGATAAGGTAGCCCAATAGTGGGTAAAATAGCCTCAATACGCTCTGCTAATGACTGAATATCTCCAGCAACATCTACTGGGTCAGAGTTGACGGGATAAGGAATATCATATATTGTTGTTTCACCTGATGCCATAGTTATTATATTATAGCACTTCACACAACTTGACTCATTAGTAGTTTTTATGTTATACTAGGTGCATAGCACCGTTATGGTGCTATTGCGTTTCTAGGAGGAAAAACTTGAGAGACAACAAAATACTATCGGGGGTTCTTATAACTGCATTTTGCCTTTCTATGGTTTTAGGACCACAGGCAAATGCCATTAATAAGAATAATTTATCTAGTACTATTATTGAATCAGCACCTGCTGCCGCCCACAAGGCGGCTCTTTTGCTAATTAAACCTAGTAAAGATAATATACTTGAAAAATATGAAAATGCTCACAGTTTGACTGACAGCCAGTTGGTTGAATTACTTAAGGCAGTAGGGTTCAAAGGAAAGGGTCTTAAGACTGCTTGGGCAGTCGCAAAGGCAGAATCTAATGGTCGCCCGTTTGCTTTTAACGGAAACACCAAAACTGGAGATTCCTCTTATGGTATCTTTCAGATTAACATGCTTGGTACTTTAGGTCCAGACAGACGAAATAAGTTTGAACTTGATCTAAATGCTGAGTTGTTTAGCCCAGTCAAAAATGCTGAAATCGTGTATCACATGACAAAAGGCGGTATTGATTGGAGTTCATGGTCATCTTATAATAAAGGTGCTATAAACAAATGGCTAGATAAATTCCCTAATCAATAATTTTAGGGCATAAAAATACCCCCTTGGTTTTATACCTTGGGGGTTATTTTTAAGTATTTATACTGGTGGTCCAGGAAGAACTTCTCCTGTTTCAATTTCATACCAATCTAAAATGTGTTCTAACCAAATATATTCTTTTCCTTCTTTTACTGGTCTAGGTTTTGGCGCTTCCCATCCACATGTTTCTGGATTAAGAATCCAAGAATTGTTTGGTTTTGGTTCAATAAATGCACCGTCTGTACCTTTTGTTGGATCCCAAGTATAACCTTTTCCTGCATAGTTATATCTAAATGGTGTTCCTTCATTTTTATGTTGATTTAAATGTGTATTATATGATGTTCTTTTACATAACAGTCCGTGTTTATTACCATAGAATGTTTCCCAAGACTCAGTAGAACCACCTACAGTTGTTCCATCTATATCTGTTTGTACAACATCTTCATCCATGCCAGTAATTACATTAACTACTATGTTGTCTGAATTAATAAGTGCATAGTGTGCCATTATGAAAAACTCACATTCCCAGAGCCAGCAGTAAAGGTTGTAATTTTATTATTTCCACTTGTTGCTGTTGATCCAGTTAATCCTGCACCAATAGTAATTGTAAAAGTATTTGGATATTTTAATACAACATACCCAGATCCACCATTACCACCTGGTCGTGAACCATCCTGTGCAGTTCCACCAGTTCCACCGTTACCACTATTTGCGGTATTTCCTGTTGGGTTTACGTTGTTATTGCTATGACCACCAATACCACCTTCTGAATATGCTACAGAACTACCTGTTATACTGTTTGACCTTGAAGCACCACCAATGCCACCACCATTTACCCAGCCTCCACCAGTTCCGTTTTGTCCTGCTCCACCTGCTCCACCGCCACCAGATCCTGACTGTACGTTTGCTGTATATCCTCCACCAGCAAATCCAAAACCAGTTCCTCCACCATTTGAAGTTTGAGTTGCGTTGCCACCATTACCATTTGAATAAACTCCAGCGCATCCTCCGCCACAACCACCATTGGTTCCATTAACATTTGGACCACCTGCTCCGCCACCGCCACCAAATCCTGTACAATCACTAAATACTGAGTTAGTTCCATCTCCACCACTAGTAGAACCAGATCCAGAACCTGCTGCTCCTACTGTTACGGTGTAGTTAGTACCTGGAGTTATTGACTTTCCAGAATGTTCAAGCATACCTCCTGCACCGCCACCGCCACCACGAGAAAATCCTCCTCCAGCACCTCCTCCAACTAGAAGTACTTGAACAGTAACATCTGTAACTGGTGGAGTTGCTGTTTGATCCCAGTATTTACTACGTCTGGGTAAACCATTTGCAATTCTTGATGTTGAGTAACTTCTAACTGCCATTATGAAATTTCGCTTCCAAATGCAGAAAACGACATGCTTGCAGATGATGCATAAACTGTAATAACATCTGTTGCAGCCAAGGTAAGACCAAGTGTAAGTGCTGTTGTGTCATTAGCAGCAATTGCTATGTCGTATGCAACATAGTGTTTAGCAGCAAGAGTTTCGCCTGCTGGTCTAATTGCAATACGATATGTTCCGCTAGTTCCTGCTTGATTACAAACATGTAGTGTTGAAACTACTGTAGCAGTTGCAGATGGAACAGTATACAATGTTGTTGCGCTGGTAGCACTTGGATTTACTTGTCCAAGAACTTTATATGTAGTAGGCATAATTTATCTCCTTATCTGAGTATTGTATCATATTACATACCACCCAATAAAAATATATCTGGTAAAGATGCATTTGCACTAGATGGGGTAGACCATGCTGGGACTCCCCCAGATACGGTCAAGACTTGACCTGTTGATCCAATTCCAAGCCTTGCGGGGTTATTGGCAGATGATGCATAAATTATATCACCAGTAGTTGTAGTTAGAGTTTTTGGAATTGCCTCTACCTGGATACCAGGAACGCTTGTTGTAGCAGTTGGCAACGCTCCCCATTCAAGACCTGTGGTAGTTGCTGTATTAACTCTTAAATATTGACCCTGAGATCCAGAAGATAAAATTGATGGGGTAGATGCAGAAGATGCAGAAATTAAATCACCTTTAGCGGTTAATACTGATGGTGAAATACCTGGAATAATATCATCAATTTGTTCTTGTAAATCATTAATTGTATATGCAATAGATGGATTAACTAGTGAGGCAGCAGAAGTATTTGCTGGATCATATGAATAGGATCCGTAGTGGTATACACGCAATGCTGCTTGAATATCAGCGGCATCAGCATACCCTGGAATTTTTGTTGGTATTAAATTACCAATTGATTCAGCAGCCATTTTTCACCTCTTTTGAAATTATATCACAATTACGATACCGATGGAGCCTCAACAATAGTGATGTTGAAATGAACCGTTACTGGCTCATCAAGTGCGGACCATGCGCTACCAACATATTCTACTGCTTCAAGATTGATTACTAAGTTTTCCCCTCCGCCAACAAGTGGTGGAATCTCCATGCTTGAGGCAACTGGGTTAGTATGAGCAACACTATATTGAACACTAAAATTTTCTGCAACAAGTGGTGTACCAGTAACAGTAATAATGTCTGCAACTGGAATAATAACTTCGGCGGCACCTGATTCAAAAGTAACATCATAATTAGTAGAATAAACTGTAGGATAAATATCTAGAACTTGTACCCAAGAGTCTCCGCCTGGAGAAGATTGATACTGATATAAATACCCTAGTTCTCCACCTGGAGATGCGTTAATAAAAATATCATTAAGGTTTGGAGTTTGTCCAATATCTACAATATTTGGATCACCAACACCAACGAAGAACTGACTACCACGAGTTCCCTTTGGTCCAATGTCAACAAGAACTTCAACAATTGGTGGGGGACCAAGAACTGTAATATCGTCGTTACTAAGTAATACCTCTGGCATTATGCTGCTCCAGTAACCTGCTCTGTTACCGTAATTGTTCCAGTAATCAGTGTATAAACAACAGTAGGTCCTGAAGTAATTTCAACGTCGTAAACATATGTGCCAGCATCCAATGTTGATCCAATGCTTGGAAGAATAGTACATGTAACAATATCGTTTGTTGAATCTACAACAGCATTTGCTTCAACACTAAATGTTGGATTATCACCACGAGATGTTGCAATATAAAAATCGGCGGTATAGCCAGCAAGATCAAATGCACTACCGTCAGAATTCTTAGGACGAACTACAAACTCATTTGTATCGCCTTTATAATAACTAAAATTATATGTTGCTGGAAATGCCATTATGCTCTCACCTTATATACCCTATTATCTACTTTGATTAATGGTGGAAGTTCTGGACGTGGGCTACTAACCTTTATTACGGGTGGTAGATTTGTCATAAACTTCCTCCTGGAGTTACATTACCTAGTACACATATTGTACCAATAACTGGTGTCCAAATAATTGATTCTTCATACACACCGCCACTAACTGTTTCAACAGGAATTGTTACCTGCAAATCAAATTGTAATTCTGCAACAATATTTTTGTATCCATTACCCCATCTTTCGGTAATGCAAGAATCAACAGTAATCGTTACGGAGCCTGTTGTAGCCTCTACTGGAAGGTTATCTAGCACATCACCCTGCGGATCATACGAAGTCGCCTTGTAGGTCCATCCAGTGGTGTCAAAATCGGTAGTTTCGTCAATCTCTAGAAAGTCAATCGTTAGGCTACCATTGCTTCCACGTACAACTTTCCATTGAACATTAACTGGCTCTGCGCCATATTGTTCAAGAGAAGGAGAGCAGGAAGAACATGCCATAATGTTTGATTATATCATAAAAATAGGCTGACCCGCTAGGGGCAGTGGGGGGGTGGGTAGAGAGCGACCTAGCGAGCCAGCAAGTTGATTATAACATTAATTTATAAAAAACGGACAAATTATACTAAACCAGGACATATTGAAAAATTGTTATAAAGTTGTTATAAAGAAAAAACGGTATAAAGTTGAAAACTATCAAACCAGAGTGTATAATTGAAATATATAAAGAAAAGAATATTAAGTAAATAAGTTTTTAAAATATCTTATATATAATATATAGTAAATAATAAATTACTTTTTAGAATGATCTGCAAGGTGTTGAATCATCATATCAAACACTTTATCCATTTTGTCTTCAAGCCGTGTTACTTGATCTTTCATTGAAGATCCACTATTTGGCTTTAATTCGGACAGTATATCCTCTACGTATTTTTTCACAATCCACCTTCCGACGATTCCGACAGCGCCAAGAATGGAAATAACCGTTAAAACAAATCCAGCCCAGTCTTGTGCAGTCATGAAATGAATTATATCATTATTTGAGATTAAAATCGGGCGGTATAAAGCGAAGCCGAAAATAGAATCTCAAACCACTCTTATAGACACAAATGAATGACACATTCACTATGTCTAAGTAGTTGCAAATATTTCTTATTTAGGCTATAATGGGGATATGTGGGAATTTTTGTTACAAATAAGCATTGCTCTGATAATTAGTATTGGCATATGGAGTATTATTAAAAATGTCTTCAGATAATAGGGATGTTAGACCATGGGATTTAATTAATGGTTCTCCAAGATCGCCAGAGGAATTGGCTGAGTACCGCCTTGAAATATGTAGAGGTTGTGAATATTACAGAAAGTTATCAAATACCTGCAAAAAATGTGGTTGCTTTATGAAATTAAAGACAAAATTAGAACATGCCAAATGCCCTATTGGAAAGTGGTGAGATATGAGTAAAGATTCAATTAAAGTATATTGGACACCCTATGTAGATCCATCAGATACAGATTGGTCATTTTTATATAACAAACCTGTTACAGTTTATTCAGATTTGTTGTTAGATAGAAATAAAGATGCACAGGTATCACTTTTTGCATGTCCCGCTTTTTCAACAAAATTTAATAAGATGCTAACTTTTAAATGTCCAAGTAGTTTTTCATATATTTATGACTACAGCAAAGAAAATAAAATACTTGCTCCAATGACAGATAATTATATTAATATATATGAGACAAGAAACAATGTAATGAACATTGGACCTAACTTTAAAGTTGCTCTTGGATTTTTATTTTTTTCAGAAGAAAGTTTGACTGCAACTCTTACACCTCCGTATTTTCATAAGCCACAATATACACAAACATGTTCTGTTATTCCTGGACAATTTGATATTGGAAATTGGTTTAGACCTATGAGTTTTGAAATTCAAACATGGGCTGAGGCTGGAACAATTGATTTTAAAGAAGACGAGCCATTAGCATATATTGAGTTTAACACTGATAGAAATATACAATTACAAAGATTTAATATGACAGAAAAAACATTCAAATATAGTTTATCTGTTATGAACTCATTTGATGTTCATGGTCGTAGAAAGACTTTGAAGTATAAATATAAAAAATTCAAAGAAGTTGGTTTTAGGGAAAAGATTCTAACGGAGATCAAAAACAATCTATTAGAAGAAGAACCTTTTATTTTTTAAATAGACCACCAGCCACTGTATTTTACATTGGGGTTGTCTATCTTCCATTGTTTCATTAATTCTGCTTGATAATTCCAATTGACCTCATGGGTATACCCTCCACAATCTGGGCAAACCTCTTTGTTGATATTTTCATATATATGTTTACATAACATTCTTAGAGTATAGCAAATTTTGTTGTATAATTAAACCTTGCGTTCTAAGGAGAGAGCATGTTATTTCATAAGCACCTTTTGATTAATGCCAGAGTTAATAATCCTATGGCTTCAGAGGATGAGGCAATTGCATTTTTGTCTACCCTCGTTGAAAAAATTGATATGAAGATCATTAAGGGACCCTTTGCTTCATATGTTGACAAAGAAGGCAATAGGGGTTTGACTGCAATCGTTATGATTGAAACTAGCCATATCGCCTTTCACATTTGGGATGAAGTAGATCCAGGTCATATTCAGTTTGATTTATATACCTGTGGAGAATTAGATCTTTCTAAAGTCCTTCTTATTTTTGGACAATACTTTGATGTAAAGACAATGGACTATGTTTTGTTTGATAGAGAAAATGGATTTGTCTTAGAGGCTAGTGGAACTTTTCCAGATCCATACCAAATGTTAATTGAACTTTAAAATTTCATTTTGACAAAAATCTGAATATTTTTCTAAGATGTATGATGCAGCAATTATAAAAATAATACAAAAAAAATAGTGCGACCACATTTGGGATCGCACCTATTTTGTATGTTATTTACCTAATAGGTTTTGTGCCCTGTAAATATCCATCTATTCCTAATAAATCACAAGTAATCTTAACTCGTTGATTTTTCTTTAGTGATGATTTATACAAGTCAATAAAATAATAAACATCTTCTTTTGTTGGAAGGTTCATTGTAGATGTATTGCCTGCCATACTAGTTATCGTTAGTTTCATTTGTATCTACCCTTTCTTTTTCGTAGTGGCTTCTATCATAGTTAGCAAGTGTCCCACCATTTTCTAGGTGGGCTTTCCTGCGTAGTTGTTCATCAGAGTAATTCATCAGTGCTTACACACTCGCAAGGCTCAACATAGTAATCATTTTCATCGCCAATGAATACTACTCCCTCACCATAACAAGATGAGCAATCTATAATCTGTATTGCGTTTATCATTTACTTATCCTTTCTTACTGATAATAAATTGTAGGTAGCGTCTTTCTCTACTACCTGTAATTCTTTCATAAAGTCTAGTAATTCTTTTGTAGATGTGAAAGTTTCTACACCTAATACCTTAGTTTTCTTACCGTTCCAAATTGCGATTTCTATTTTCATTTTATTTCCTATTCTTTCTTTTTGTTTATAGTTCTATCTTATAGTAGGGGGCTGACATTTTGGCTACTTATTTGCTAGGCTCATTGTGATTTGTATCACACTTATTTGCTAGGCTCATTAGCCTTGTGTCCTTTATTTAGTTTTGATACTGAGTATCCTATCAAACATACCGCCAAAAGTCAAGGCGACACGCCGTAGGCGTTGTGTGATTTAGATCACTCGTGGATACAGTTGGACTCTATTTCGTGTCCAAACTCTTCTACTAATTCATCGTAGATTTCATCCATATAGTCTAGGTAATCGTTCATTTTAGTTATCCTTTCTGAGATACTTTCTTAGGTTCTTATTTGCTAGGCTCACCCTATTTCTAGGTTTATTTGCTAGGCTCATAACCTTTATTTAATTGTTATAGGAGTATCCTATCAGACAAAAGTCAAAAAGTCAAGTCCTAACACGGCGTGTCGTGTGTGATTTACACCACATGGGTCGGGGGGTGTGTCCTACATCACATGTGTGCTACATCACAATGTCTACAATGTCCGTTTTATACCCCTCAAAATGTCAGTGGTAGGTGTTAGGATACTTGTATTAGATAAAAGAAAGGTTAGGTCTAAAAATGACTAACACTAAAGTAAATAAGTGTAAAGCAAACAATTGCTCACACTCTAAAAAATTCATAGAACGCTATGATGTAATAGATAACAAGGTTATCCGTAAAGATAATCATAAATGGCACTTCTGCCAGACTTGTGATAAAGTAGTTCACAAGGACTATATACACTATCATGAAATGCGTTGTAAAATCTTTCATGACTTACAAAAAAATTGTTTAGAAAAAAATCACTATGAACTAGGTGTTCATGGAGAAGGGGTTGCGTGTAATCTCTAATGAGTATTGAAATCTTTCGCCTAAATGAAAATGGTGCAGGGTGGGTAGACATTGAAGATGCTACCACTGCAGAATTGCTAGATTTAGAATTAGCAATTGTAACTAAAGCAGAAGTAAAAATGCTTTGCTTCAAGTGCCATGTAGAAATTCCTCGTGGTAATGTTTGTGTAAATCATAAAAATGTGAGAGGAGGTATTTACCTTGACTAAGAAAAATGTTTTGATTAGTTTTGTTACTGATGCAGATACAGATTTGCAAGCAGTATTTAATTTAAATAAAATAATGCAGAAACTTTCTGATGATGAATTAGAAAAATTTAATGCATTTGAAGTTTTAGACGTAGAATAAAATCTGCGCTAAAACGCCCGATCCTAAAGGGGTCGGGGCGTGTGATACGAATCACATTTCGAAATGTCCGTTTTGTACGCATACTCGTCAGTAGAATGTCAGTGGTCTATGTTAGACTTCTAGGTATAGAAGGTTGAAAAAGAAGTAAGCCCCCTAATGAAAGGAGTCAATAATGACTCACTATACAATAAACACTCTCCCAGTAGAGTATGCAAATAAAATTGTTTGCGCTTTTTGCTCACAATACGCTAATGAAAATTTCTGCGTATCTTGTAATGAATACAAGGGTCTAATGACTCTTGCTGAATTCATGACTACCTATGAAATCTCTGAATGGGTTTCAGATGAAGCAGATGAACTATCTGCTAAGTTAGACTCTCTAATTGCGAAAGGAGTGTATGCCTAATGTTATCTCAAAATACACTAGATAAAATCGTATATGAATATCAGCATGGTGGTGTAAAAAACTATCACCCTGAAATTTCTATGTCTGAGCGTAAGGCTTTGCTAAAGTACTTATTCTCTCTACCTACTTATTGTTCATGCTGCGTGAAAGGATAAAAAAAATGAATAACACAATGATAATGCTCTCATGTCAAATTTGCGAGGAGCCAACTGTAGAAGTTGCTCTTGCAGATGCAAAATTACTAACGGCTACATGCCAAGAATGTTGGGGTTAATTCATGAATTACTATGATGACTACTATGACTATCAGAATGATAATCTGCTTGCAGTAGGTTGCTATTGCAAATTAAATTACTTGTGTTCAGAATGTAAAAGGAGTTACAATTGAAAACGCTACAAGAAAAATTAGATCTTGCTGCTAAAGAATTAGAACCAATTCTTTGGGAATTGCTAGATGAGATTGATGAATAAAAATTCATAACACTGCATAAAAATGCCCCGACGCATTCGGGCGTGTCGCACCTTACGTAAGATGTGATAAATCTCTCATTTTTTCAAAATGTCCGTTTTGATAGCATTTTGGATTTGATTTTGTCATAGGAAAATGCTAGACTTACAGAGTAAGAAAATGAAAGTCTCTTGAAAGGAGAACTAAATGTCCGCAAATGTCTATTCAATAGAAAATCTACTTGTAGGAAAAACTTATCGCTCTCGCTCAGTAGTGGGAGAAATTGTAAATGCTGAAAAGCACCCTCACGCTGTATGGTATGAGAATTGCGAAAGTTATCTTGTCGAAATTCGCCCTACTAATTCTCTGCGTAATACTTATCGCACTCTCGCTGTAAAAGTTTCAGACTAAGAAAGGAAAACTAACAATGAACTATCCTGTAAAAATTGAAACCTTCAATGGTTCAGTAAAAACTATCACACTTCCCTCTAAAGGCGCAGTAGCACAATTTATTTCTACTTACCCTGAACAATTACCACAAGGTATCTCTGTAAAAATTTCTTGCGACCTACTTGGCGTAAGAGGAACTCTGAAAGGAAAACTAAAATAATGAACACAACTTATACAGACTATCCATTTACTACTAATGGCGTGAAATTTATTTCTCGCATACATAATGATTCACCATTCGCAGGCAGAATTGCTATGCTACCCGTTCAGGTTATCAACGACATGAACATTCAAGCAGTTACAGAAATGATAGGTAACGCTTCTAAATTTACTCGTAACGAATTACTCGCAGAATTAGAGCGTGTAAATGATGGTGGCACTCATGCTTTCATTCTATTAGATGAGGAGAATAACTAATGATGACTAGAAAAGACTATGTAAAAACTTCAGACATTCTGCGTGGATTTTCAGAGGAAATTCACCCAGCAGTTTTTGAAGATTTAGTAGAGGAATTCGCACAATATTTCGCTGCTGATAATGAGCGATTTGATAAAGCACGATTTGAAAAAGCGTGTGGCATTGATGAGTTAGGACTAATTCCAGCATGAGTAGATTTCTAACAACTATTGTTCAGTTATCTTTGCTAACTGTAACAATTTATCTTGTGCGATTAATGATTCAAGATATAAAAGAAAACGGATTTTAGTTTTCAGATCCTGAGCATGATTTAAAACTGCTTGAAATTTCAACTAAATGCCCCGACCCTGTGGATATGTGGATAACTTTACGCAGATGTGATTATAATCACAAAAATATTTTTCCCGAAATTGCGGCGTGTCGATTTGAAAATGTCAGTAGAAAATGATAGGCTGGAAGCCTGAAAATAAAGAAAGGAAAAAACAATGAGAGGTTATTCAATTGTTGATTTACTAGTAGACCAATACTATGCGCCTACTTCACTACGCCGTCGTTTCAATGGCGGTATCATAAACTTCGCTGAAAAGCGTGAGGACACTTATCCACCTGAAGGGTGGGAACACTTTGCTATTCGCTATCGCCCAACAGGTTCATTCAAAGATGAGTGGGCTACAGTTGCCGTAAGAGTTTCAGACTACTAAGAAAGAAGGAAAATAAATGGGACTAGATATGTATCTCCACGCTAAAAAGCATGTGGAAAAAGTAAATTGGCAGGCTATTAGAGATAATGAGGAATTATCCTATGAAAGTCCTGAAGTAATTAATCAGTTATGGAAAGATGTTGTAAATGTTGCTGAACTAAGTAATGTTGCTACTGATATCTATGGTGTAAGTGTTGAAGTAACTTGTGCTTATTGGCGCAAGGCTAATCAGATACACGCTTGGTTTGTAAAAAATGTTCAGGGTGGTATTGATAATTGCGATAATTACTATGTATCCCGTGAAAAATTACAGGAACTACTTGATCTAGTGAATAGAGCATTAGCAGAGCGTAATCCTAACTTGCTACCCCCACAGGCAGGATTTTTCTTTGGTGGAACAGATATCGATGAGTGGTATTGGCAAGACCTAAAGGA